TTATAGTTTATATTATATTGGGACTACTTTACCAAAGTATGTTAGCTATTAATTATCGGTCGGTTGTTATCAATCCTATCTTTCACCAATTACTTTAGATATGGATTGTGTGTGTGTTCTTATGTTCCGTAAATGACAGACTAACTAATTGTATTCATAAATAAAGTAACTAACCTATCCCAATAAGTAGCTAATTTAACATAATGCTAATTATAAGACAATTCGATTGCTGATTATCAACTACTTATATATGTTAATTTATACCACTATACCCCCTACCTTGTTTATTCGTGTAATCAATGGTGCAACGCCAATGTGCCCTTCACATTTTTGATATAAAACATTGTTTTCACCAATTTTAACTTTTGTATTGTTGTTTTGGTATAATAGTTGTAGCTTTGACTTGTATGAAAAATTCATTGAGCAAAAGAGTTTATTTGTGCAAGTGTAAGTCTTTAGTGGATGGTTATGCTTGGGATAACGAACTGGCTACGATTCAGTTCAAGTGCAACAAATGTGGCAATTTTGTGGGCTATGAGCAGCTAAAGAAGAAGGTAGTTGTGCAAACGACATCAATCAGAACACCAACCAAAAACCGATAATATGAAAACGCCATTACAAGAGTTGATGCAGTGGTTTAACGAAAGGCCACAATACGATAAGACATCAGAAGGCTACGAGATTATGCAAAAAGCTCAAGAGTTACTTGCTAAAGAAAAAGAACAAATAATAGATGCTTACGAAAATGGGGTTGGTGATGAAAATGAAAGAAATTTAAGTGGTAAATTTACTTGTGCAGAACTATATTATAACCAAACATACAATAATGAACGCAGAGTTTAAGGACATAACGAAAGAAGCATTTATCATTGCTTATAGGGAGAATTTTGGGAATATTACCATAGCTTGTCAAGCGTGTGGGATTAGTAGGACTATGTATCAGAATTGGATGAAGAATGACCCAGAGTTTAAGAAGGCTTTGGCTGAAATAGAACCAGAGGAGATTATGTTGGATTGGGGGGAGCATAAATTGATGGAGAGAATTACCAAGGGTGATACCTTGGCTACTATGTTCTTGTTAAAGACCAAGGGCAAGAGAAGAGGGTACATTGAAAAGACTGAGGTGGCTCACGAAGGAGATGTGGTAAAGCAGATTACGGTGAACGTAGTGAAGCCATCAGAATTACCTAACTTGCAGAAGCAACTTGATGGTGATGAGAATATAATAAACTTCGATACTCAGAAAGATAACAGCTTTACTGTTCCAGCCACATTGGCTTCCGAGGTACCAGAGATTCCATTATATGACCATAGCAAAGGTGAGTTGTTAGATATGAACGACCAAGATGAGTTCGAGGAATAGTTTTGATTGATAAATGACCTTTTATTGATTGATAAAGTTTTCTATTGGTAAACTTAATATGTGTCAAAAAACGCCATTTCTGACTTATGTTAGGGGCCTACCCTCTATAAAACCAAAAAGTATTAGTTTCGCTTTACCAAAGCCAATTTTTTAATTTTTTCCTAATGCCCTATGAACGTAACCACCAACATCGTTTTCGAAATACTGCAAAACAGCCAAAAAAAAATATCTGTTATGCAAGGCGGAACAAGGTCTGGCAAAACCTACAATGTATTGACCTGGTTTATCGTAAAATTGTTACAAGAAAAAGGGAAGACACTAACTATCTGCCGTTCATCGTTGCCATCCATAAAAGGCTCAGTAATGAGAGACTTTATAGAAATTCTGTCGAAATATGGCCTATACTCAGAAGAAAAGCACAACAAGTCAGAAAATCTTTACTTCTTAGGAGGCAACACCGTAGAGTTTGTCTCTACAGACCAGCCACAAAAAATAAGAGGCCGTAAAAGAAACTATCTATTCATTAACGAGGCTAACGAGGTGAACTACGAATCTTGGATGCAGTTAGCACTAAGAACCACAGATAAGATTGTAATTGACTATAACCCTTCAGATTACTATTCTTGGATATACGACAAAGTAATTACCAGAGAAGATGCTGACTTTACCATCACTACCTACAAAGACAATCCATTCCTTGAGAAATCATTGGTGGAAGAGATTGAGAGACTAAGGGATGCCGACCATGAATATTGGAGAGTTTATGGTTTAGGTGAACGAGCAATATCAGAAGCAACTATTTATACACATTGGAAACGAAGAAGAAACTTTCCCGAAGGAGGAGAAATATTTTATGGACTGGATTTTGGCTACAACAATCAAACCGCACTGGTGCGTATCAAACACTTCGATAACGAGATGTTTGTGGAGCAACTCATCTACGAAACTAAAATGTCCACCTCACTACTTATCGATAGGTTAAAGTCTTTTGGCTTTGACAAGCGAACTGAGATATTTGCTGATGCCGCTGAGCCTAAGACCATAGCTGAGATTAATAAGGCTGGATTTAGCCTTAAATCGGCTGTTAAAGATGTTTTTGCTGGTATCAACAAGGTAAAGTCATTTCCACTGGTAGTTAAAAGCGATTCGTTAGATTTGTTGGATGAGTTTAAAAACTATAAATGGAAAACTGACAACGATGGCAATACATTGGATGAACCAGTTAAGTTTAGAGACCACTTGATGGATGCCATGAGGTATGCCATATACTCAAAATTTGCCAAACCAAAAAGAGGCTGGGTAGTATAGGCTAAAAATTTGTTACTTTTGTAAAAATATCATATAGCGTGAAATTAACTGACATATTCGGAGCCATTAACCCTTTTAACCAAAAGGCACAAGCTCCTAATGGAATGATACAAGTTACCAGTCCATTTGCTGATTTTGGAGGATTACTTGCTGGAAGAACTTTATACCCAGAACTTAATCAAAGAAAATTCGTAAACGATTACGATAACAATAGTGAGGTGTATGCCATCATTAAGCGTATATCAAAAACTGTATCAACTGTTCCATTTTACGTTTACAAGGTAAAGGATAAGAAATCCCTTACAAGATATGCAGCACTCACTAAAAACTCAACTACTACTCAAGACTTAGCGAAAGCAGAGTTAATGAGAGTTAAGGCTGTAAGTGAGATTGCAGATTCCCCATTAAATAGCTTATTAGAAAAACCAAACGAATATCAATCTCTTTCTGAGTTCATTGAAAGCGTTATTGGTTATAAACTTATTTGCGGCAATTCTTTTGTATGGGCTAACCGATTAGAAAACGGTAAGGTTCAAGAATTAGTCGTGCTCCCTCCGCAATACATGGCCATCATATCTGATGGTACTATCAATGGGGTTGAAGGTTATTCTTTTACACTTGTTGGATGGGATTTCTTAGATGCGAAAGACGTAATCCATCTAAAATACTTCAACCCTTACTTCGACACTAACGGTTCTCAATTATACGGACTTAGCCCATTACAAGCTGCTTACAGAACTGTTCAGCGTAGCAACGATGCGAAAGATACATCTGTTGGTATGTTACAGAATCAAGGCCCTAAAGGTATCTTGTATGCTGATGAGTCTAATAACTTTGGACAAGAAGAAGCTGGTAAGTTAAAAGAAGATTTCTACAATCAGTACGGAACTAAGAGCCAAGGACAAATCGTTCAGAACGCTGGTAAGATTTTGATTGCTGGTGCTAAGTTAGGCTGGGTTAACATGGGATTATCCCCTATCGACCTTCAGCTTTTAGAATCTGAGAAAGTTACTCTTAGAGAACTTTGTAATGTGTACGGTGTGAACTCTGCACTATTTAACGACCCAGATAATAAGACTTACAACAACATGAAAGAAGCTAAGAAGGAAATGCTTACGCAAGTAGTACTTCCAGAATTAGTGGCACTTCGTGATGCTTTCAATAGATTCTTTGCAGCAGAAATTGGAAATGGCTACTATATCGATTTCGATATTACTGTGTTCCCAGAGTTACAAGAAGATATGAAAGAACTTTCTGGTATCTTATCTCAGTCTTGGTGGATTACTCCAAACGAGAAAAGAGCAGCTATGCGTTATGATACTTCTGAAGACCCAGCTATGGATGAAATCTTTATCCCAGCAGGTTACTTACCTATCGATGAGCTTACTATGTTGCAAGACCCAAGAGATGCTCAACAGCAAGGAGATTACAATATACCGCCAGTGAAGAACGAAGGTTTTTTTTTGAGCAAGAGTGAAAAGTTAGATGAGGTTTACTCTAAGTACAAGTCTGTGACTAACATGGGCTATGCAGAATTAGAAGCCTGGTCTAAAACAGAATGTTCAAAGAAAGCATCTTTAGACAGAGCACCGATAGAAAGGAATTTAAGGTTGTTGTCTAAGAGCAAAGAAGAGTGGACATCTAAGGACATAGAAGATGCTAACAGAACAATCAGCTTTGTAAGCAGAATGAAAGGAGCAGAACAAGGAGAACCAGCATCAGAAGGATGCCCTTCTAAAAGAGATATATCATTAAAGAACTGGGCTTACGACCCTTCAAAATAATAACTATGGAACTTAAATCATTTGACATCTTAGAAAAAAGGATTAACGACTTTTTAGAATTAAAAAGGTTGACTAAGAAAAATGCAAAGGGTATTGCTCATGCAAATAGCCTTATAGCATCTGGAGATGTAATAAGACCAGAGAGTTGGAAAAGACCTACGGCTGAAATGGAGAATGCGTATATAGAAGAGAATGGTTATGATAAATATGCTTTATGGTTTCTTGGTGTAGACCCAGAGCTTGATAAAGACACTAAAGGTCATTATGGGTATATCTATACCTCAGACTTTAAGACTGTAGACAGAAGAGGATTATCAGCTATAAGACAATACGCAGCTCAAAACAATATGACTTCAATTTATGCAGCAGCAGGAAAAATGATTGAAGCTATAGACGGAAAAGAATAATGGCTAAGATAGTTACTCCTTCTCAGCAGTTCGCTTTGCAGCAAAAGATTGCAAGGAAGTCAGTAAGAGAGTATCAGCCTAAAATATTGGCTGCTTTACAATCTGATTTTGACAAGGCTGCTCAGTTGGTTAAGGACTACGGAGTTCAGCAAACTATCAATAATCAGAATGCGTTGTTTGACGGCAAAGAGATTAATAATATTTTACGAACTTTGTACGAGACGACTGGCGGATATACTGCCATGACGTATGAAAAGATATTTGACAAGTTTAAAAAAGAAGAATCAGTAGATTTAGACCCTCTGAACATCATGGATGAATGGTTGGCTTTTATGTTGTCTTATTGGACAACCTATAGTGGAACTAAGATGTACGGAATTGAAAATACTACCAAGAACGAGATTACAAGGATATTGAACGGCTCTATTAGATACGGACAAGAAAATAACTTGAGTCTTAACGAGGTTAATTCACTTGCGATTAAAAACCTACAAGAAGGTAAAATTAACAACGCAAGGAGTCTGCTGATTGCAAGAACGGAATCACATCAAGCATTAAGTGCTGGTATGATGGGTGCAGTTAAATTTGTTAACATACCTTTGCTGAAGCAATGGGTGGCAGCAGATTATCCTGCTAAGAATAATAGGTACAGAAGTTGGCATAGGGCATTGGACAGACAAACCAATCCAGATGCAGGAGGAGTAAGAATACCGATTAATCAGCCGTTCCTTGTGAATACGCCAGAAAGAGGAGTAATTGAGATGCAATACGCACATGATGCAAACGGAGGTGCAATGAATAATTGTAACTGTAGATGTTGTACTGTGTTTATTGCTTAAACAAAAATATATGAGTAATTTTTATAACAAGAAAGCAGTTAGTGGTGCACCAGTCGATATGTCTGATGACACAAGAACCATTGAGGTTTACTATTCTGCGTTTGGTAATGTAGATAGCGATGGCGATGTAATTATGCCAGGCTCATTTACAAAGTCTATTAAAGAGAATGGCCCACAAGCAAAGAATAGAATCTGGCACTTGTTTAATCATTCTACAGACAAACCAGTAGCTAAGCCAAAGGAATTGGTGGAAGATGCTTTTGGTTTAAAGGCAATCGTTAAGATGCCTAATACAACTTTAGGTAGAGATACTTATGAGCTGTATAAAGACGGTCATATCACAGAGCATAGCATTGGATTCCAGACTGTAAAGTCTCAAGCTAAATCTGGATATAACGAGATTCAAGAAATTAAATTGTTTGAAGGTTCCTCAGTTTTATGGGGTGCCAATTCTAATACGCCAACCGTTATGGTTAAGTCTGAAATCAAGTCAACTCTAATTGATGAGATAGCTAAAACTATCAAGTCATTGAGAAATGGTTTTTATACTGATGAAACTTTTGGTTTGTTAGAGTTAAAGCTCAAGCAATTACAACAATATCTCGCTGAGATGGAAGAAGATGAATCAGTCGCTTCAGAAGAACAACCGCCAGTAGATGCTCCAACTGAGTTGCAACCAGTAGGTGAATCAGAAGATGAGGCATTGGAAGATGAAGATGACCCGATGGTTTCCGTTGAATTAGAGGTAAGCAAATATTTACAATCATTTAAAATTTTCAACTAATGGTAGAAGAAATTAAAAGTGCATTCGAAGGCATCAAAACAGAAGTATCTGGAGCAATCGAAAATGCAAAAGCTGAAAGTGCAGTAGCAGTAGAAGGCTTAAAAACTGAATTAGAAGAATTAAAATCTCAAATCTCTGTAGTTAAAGATGCTGCAGACAAATTAGAGGCAAAAAGCAATCGTAAGACAATGAACGAAAATCAATTTAAAGGTTTCAATGCCACTTTAGGTGAGCAAATTGAAAAGAATGCGGACAACATCGCAAAATTAGGTCGTGGCGAAATGAAGAACACTTCTTTCATCATGGACACTAAAGCAGTAGGTAACATGACTGAAGCAGCTAACTTAACTGGAGATATTCCAAGAGCTTATGCTAATCAAGTTTACGGTTTACCTTCTCGTAAAATCCACGTTAGAAGTTTGTTACCAGTAGGTACAATCTCTCAAGGATTATTTACTTTCCCTCAAGAAACTGGTGGTGAAGGTGCTCCTGCTAACCAAACTCAAGGTAGTGCAAAAGCTCAAGTTGATTTCGATATCAGCATGGTTAATGCTCCTGCACAAGTTATCGCTGGTTACGTTAAAATCTCTCGTCAAATGTTAGATGACGTTCCTGCTATGACTTCTTTCTTACAATCTCGTTTGTTAGAGAAATACTTAGTAGCTGAAGATGCTCAGTTATTATTCGGTTCTGGTGTTGGTGTAAACTTAACTGGTTTGACTACTGTAGCTTCTGCTGCGACTGGTGCTGCAACTGTAGACGTTGAGCAATTAGTACAAGCTATTGCACAAGTTGAAGCAAGTAACTACTCTGCAACTGGTATCTTGATTAACCCTTCAGATTGGGCTAACATCGTAAACACTAAGAATGTGAACTCTGCGTACTCTTTACCAGGTTCTACAGTGGTTACAACTGATGGTCAATTATCTATCGCTGGTATTCCTATCTTCAAGTCTACAGCAATCACTGCTGATAAGTTCTTAGTAGGAGACTGGTCAATGGGTGCTCAAATCATGCAACGTAATGGTATCTCTGTTCAATTCTTTGACCAAGATGGTAACAACGCTGTTGAGAACATGATTACAGTTCGTGTTGAGGCAAGAATCGCATTCCCTATCTACTACGCTGGTGCGTTTGTGTACGGAGATTTTGGCAATGTTGCTTAGGTAATATAACATAATTATCATACCTTCAATAGGTGTGCGAACTGCTGGATCAAGTTTTACGGTAGGATCAGCTAA